ATATCCTCTTCTTTCTCTTTAACGAGAGGTGCTCTATGCATCTCATAGCATAGCCAGGCGCTAGATATTAGCGCAATAGGGATGATAATAAATAACATGGATTAGTCTTTTATGCGAAGGCCATATCCCAGGTCAAACCACTGGAATGTTTGCTCAGCCTTGCCTTTGTTGAATTTAAATATCTTCCTCAGGAGAGGAATAGCGTAAGACTTGAACATTTCGTGCTGATGGGAGGTCATTGTGAAATTGTGAAACCACATTTCATCCTTTTTAGCATCATCTATGGTTTTACCCACCATGTTTAGTTGATACTCAATCAGATGATCGTTTATGTTAGTTCTATTGATGGTCACTTTGGGCTGTGGGAAGAATCTATTGAGCTTTATCTGCTCTAAGAACTCTTGTTTATCCCACACCTCTACATGTGGACGCTCTTCAATAAAAGACAGTTTAACAATGTCCCCTTTAATGTAACTGATGAAACAAGGAGTGCCAATATAATCCTTGAATCTGTCTCCTTTTTTTAGTTTCATATACTTGAATTTAAAATAAGACCTCCAACATCATCACTACGTCCAATGAGAGAGGTTGGAGGGTGTGATCTTAGCTTATGCCTTGGGCTATTCACTTACATCACAACAAGACCACTGAAGTGTGCTAATCTTACGGGAAGCATCGTGGTACTGTTAAAATAAAGAAAGCTGGTTAGGATTTACCACCACCTTGCGTTTCCTGCCTTCAGAACTAATCTTGTAGATTATTTTCTCAGCACGCTCGATGTAATAATCATAATTGATGTTATCCAGAGGATGGTCTTTGCTCAGGTTATTGCACACTGTGGCCAGCCACTCACCAGCTTCCACTTGGGAAACAGCTGCAGCACCACTCTGTGAATCCTCATTCTTAACCTTTAAAAGCTTCTCACCTGTATTTGAGATGTAATAACGAATCAACTTATTGTATATAGTCTTCTCACCTGTGGACCTATCTATGCCTTCATAATGGAAATCCTTGCTAGCCTTTTGTCTCAGGCAGAAGTCAAAGATATTACTATGAGCCCTAATAGTAGTGTCAACAGGTATATTATGAAGAAAATATTGTTCAAGAGCCAAAGGTATAACTCTTCCTGACTTGTTCTTATGAAGCTCAAAATCCGTGAGAAAATCGCCTTTCTTCTTAACTTCTCCATCTGTTTTTATCGCAAGATAATCATTTACTGTGGAAAATACAATCTTTTGATAGTCAGTGCGTTCTAGCTCATATTTAGTGAGCTCTGCCCACCATGTGTTCAATTCATGCATCTTGGGTATGAGGTGTTTCTTTATTCTGATAGTAACACCATCTGTGTTAGCAGATATAACGTGTATACCAGCTGTTTCATACGCCTCAATAAGCATCATAAGACTCAATTCACCTGTAATAGTGGTGAACATAGTGAGCTGTCTATCATAGATCCAGTTTTGCATGTCAGAGCTCTTACCATAAACAGAGTTTACAGCAAGCTTCAATGCTCCAACAATACCTTTAATCTTCTTATCCTTCTTAGCTAAAGGCTTGAGTTCCAATCTCTTTTCAAACATGGCTTGATAGCCTCTGAGAAACTCTTTACCCAAGTGTTGTGGATAGCGCCCATTATTGATGATGATGGCTGGATAATAGGAACTAACGTCCCAATCAATGATCTCATGCTCATCATCAGCCTCAAATATCTTTGGGCTATTCTCTGTGTGCAACCCACCCTTCATAAAGGAATAGACATTGTTGTAGAAGTGTAGCTCCTCTTTAAAGTCATCCTGCAAGCCTAGACTCAACCTCTTAATCTTCTTGAGGAAGTCTTGTAGCTCTTTGGTTTGAAACTCTACATATGGTGCTATACAGTTCTTTACAGCAATAGTCTTTCTGAAATACCCTTTCTTGGGAAGTTCTTTGTATTCTATCCCCTTCTCTTGACAGTAGTATTTCTTAATCATCTCATCCCCAATCTTACTGTCTGAATAGTTCAGACATGGTATACCAAACTCAGCTTCAATATCTTGTCTAAGCTCAATCTGGTTGTTTCCCTTGTACAATGGATGATTAGTGTCACCAATAGTGACTAGATAGAACTGATACGTGGCCCAAACATCATTCAGACAATATTCTGTTGTCTTATTGATATCATCATCTGTGAACCCTATTTTATCATGAGGAATAGGCATCTCTTCAATATTCTCAAGATCCATTTCAAACTCCAACCTCTTTAAACTAACACGTCTATTCTTGTTGTCAAAGTGGTGGATTCTAAACAAATCAATCTGTTTGAGAGATAGGTCATATTCTCTGTATTCAGGGAACACATCATGATTAGCATCATCAATAACATCTGTAGCCTTCTGATGGATTCTAGCTGTAATTTCTAGACTAGAAAGCTCATGCCAGTCATGGTGACTACGTATCACCCATTCTATCACCTGAGAGTCAAAGCGCAAGTTGTTGTAGCCCACCCAATGATGGTCTCTATGTTTCTCTGTGAAGTTAATGAATGCATCTAGCATGTTCTGGTCTTTATTCACCTTGAACGCTCTATATGGTTCACCAGGAATAAGACACACCACCAAGAAATATTCTTTAAGCGTTTCTATGTCATAGATAATTACCTTCTCCATCAATTATTTCTTTTTAGCAGCTTTTTTCTTTGCAGCTTTTTTCTCTTTCATCTCGTTTTCAGTGATAATCAGCTGAATGGCTACTGCCATCATCTCACGAAATTTATTATCCTCATGATCAGTATCCATTAAACAAGCAAGAGCTGCTGTCATTTCATTCATATCACCCTTTGTCTTCACTGTACACTGTTCCTTATTATTACATATAATAGTGAGGCGTGCTGTTTCTTTTACATCTTTTTTTTCTGGCATTTGATTAATTTTAAAGAGGCCCACCCCAATATGAGGTGGGCTCAAATTTACTTAAATTTACGCAAGCGAACAACTTTTTTATAGTCATCCGAAGGACAATAATACATCTTGTTATTCTCCAAGATCAACCTATTAGTTTTCTTACGCGTGAATATAGCTTCTATGAGCTTATTAACATTTGGATTGTCACAATCATCAGAATAAACTAACGGTGTAATAGGGCTCCATGAGGAGCGGTAAACGAGGGTTGCTGCCATAATTGTATGCTTTTATGTGTGATTAGAAATATATGCGAATATGGTCATCGTACATTTCCACTTTCCTACCTACAATTGCAGGAGTAGCGTTGACAACGTTTGCTGTTTCAACAACTGTAGGAACAGTTTCAACATCTGTTGCTTCAATAATAGCAACATCAGGGCTAACAGTAGCAACGGTATTCTTTTCTACTGTTGGTTTGGCTTTTCTTTTAATCATATATGTATGCGCTGATACATAATACAACTTGTTCAACATTTGCTTTTCAGTTAGATTGTACTTTGGAGCCAAACGTTTTGCAAGTTCTTTGACCTTGGTCCCATTGCGCATCTCCCTTTTAATTTCTGTAAGTTCTGCTGTCTTAAAAATGCTTCTTCTTGACATGTGCTTTGCTTTTATTTGTGATTTAATTGGTTACCAGATTTCAAACCCTCCACATTTACGGAGGAATGTTACGAAGTTTGTTACATGATATAGAGGAGCGCTGTGTGCTGAAAATGCTAATGTACCATCATCAGCCACCACCCCATTATAAAGAACTGTGCCTATTGGATAGTCTTGGTCTAGCTTTTCTGTTCTATTAGGACCAATAAAACCACCAGTGGCTGTACTCCATGCACCTAAGCATAGATAGAATCTATCATCTTCATCATGCATGTTGGCATTGTTCAAGATCATAAATGCCTCAATAGCATCAGCCAGCATGTCACAGTCTTCCTGTGTCTTCAAGCCACCACCACTATTCTCACCCCACGTGCTTGTATCAAAAGGAAGCTCTGTAGCATGTATAGCCATATCAGCTATAGCATGTATTGGTCTCCAGCCCCACCAATTGCTCCTGAAATACACACCAGGATTTACACTATGGAATAGGTCCATAGAGTTAAAATACTGGCTTTTTTCATAATCTGTGGCTGTGCTCCAATTTGGTTCTTTTGGGCGATCCCCAACTATTTGAGGATTTATCCCAGTGATGTCTACTCCCATAATTGATTTTTTAACTTTGAATAATCTTCCATCATTTGATTTGCTCTCATTATCCCACTCCTATCAATAGATAGTCTACCAACATGTAGGTCTCTCATCCATGTATGGAATTTGGGATCTAATTGTGTCTGTGCTCTTTCAGCCTCAATCTCTTGAAGCCTCTCTAATGTAATGTGCTCTAAGTTCATATGCTTTTTGTTAATGTTAAGAATTGTCGTCCATATCTGTGTCATCATCTTCTTCATTATTGTATATTTCTCCTTCTCCTTTACATACAGGACATGCCACATCTGGTGTAGCACCATATCCTGATCCATTACAATGGTGACATAACCAAGGACCCTCATCATCATCCTCATCCTCATAATCATCATACATCCCCACTATAGTCATAGTCACCTTGTTTGCATACATAATAGGATTAATTTCTTCCTCATGTGCAAAGTCCCATTCGTCTATCTCCACATCTACATATCCATCCCATTCACTAAGAATGAAGTTGATGTCAGTAAGCTCTATGTCTCTGAGCTCATCAACATGGTCTCCCTCATCCCACCAACCTATTTCATGTGGTTCTGCTACCACCTGCTCATCGTAGATTAAATAGGGCTCAACAGGTGCACCATGCATAACAATAAACTCTTCTAATGTCTCACGAGGATGTGTATTAAGCGCCCATATCTCTGTGTATTCTTTTAATGTACCTGGATTTATCTTGGTGATAAACCACATACCAATTTCAAGTTGCTTAGGCATATAGCTCTTAAGCACAAGTTCCACTGTATGATGCATTATTTCTTGTTTTGAAGGTGTTTCTTAATGTCCGCCTCCTTGAATGTGCGTTTCAAAGGACTAGCTGCACCCATTGGGTCTTGTGTATTATCTACACGAACACAACTGTATATGCCTTGTCCTAAATCAGCCACCACCTTCCAGGTCTGATATAAACTACCACCAGCTGTACCAGCTTCATACCTTTCAATGTGTTTTCTAAAGATTGTTCCCACCATAAATAATTGATTTACAATTTGTTATTTAAATATTCTTGTTCATTAACGTAGTTCTCTGCATCATTTATATGATTGCATTGAGCATCTGTATAGCCAGCATTATAATCTTTTATACGTTGTTCCTTCTCTATTTGTGTAGATGTTAAATAACCATGTACATACCCATTAATCCACATCTGTTCATCAGTCTCATCACAGTGATGACACCCTTCCCACATACTTTTGGCTAGTTCTGTGATTTGTTCTAATGTTTGTTGTGCCATAGTTTATTTGTTTAAACGATTCCATATAAGTCAGCATACTTCTTATCCTCAGCCTTCTTCTTCTTCCACTGCTTCTCACAGGCTATACAATACACTGCCATACGATCAACTCTTGTCTTTGACTTGTGAAACATCATTTTCTCCTTTGTTATCTTGCACCTTGGACATGTCTTAACTATCATAACTAATTGATTTACAATTTATTGTGTTAATAATCTGCATGAATTTTACCAAAAACTTCATGCACTGCTTCCGAGTTTGGACGTGTTTTACTTCCTAATATGTCAACCATAAGTGTCATAATATGTAAAATAATCACAAATAAGTGAGTTAAAGTGTGATGTGAATACACTTTTACGTACATAAAAGTGTGTACATGTTACGATTTTATGGACTTAACATGAATGACACCATCCTCAATAGTGATGTATTCACCACTGGTGTTCAGTGCATCTATCATGAAATACTTATTACCAAAGGCCTTCTCATAGCCTATTAGGTCAATCTTGGTCACTTGTGTGTGTCCTACCACCTGTTTAAAGGTGTTTTTAAGCTCTGTATCCTTGTTAGCTCTTATTAACGACCTTATCCTTATCCAAATAGGTGATTGCTCTTCATTGTCCCCTGTAGGGTCTATATAGCTCATTTTCTTCATGCTGACAGCCATACCAAAGCTAAATGTATTAGGTTTATGCTTAAACAGCTCATTGAGCTGGTCCACTATTGTGTCCACAGTCCAGCCATCTACACCAAATACACTATCCATAAACTTAGCACTCACACCAGCATGTGTAAACAGGAAGTCATCCATCCTATATGCTATTTGTAGATGTTCTCTATTAGCATCTAGAACAGGACCTATCTGAAACCCACCCATGTATTGGTAGCCTGATGTACCTGTATCACCTATTTCAGGGAAATAATGGTGATCGTGGTTGCCTATTAGACATATCACCTCTATATCTGCATCCTTTTTATACTGAATGATGTCCAGGAAGTTGTTTAGCTGCTCTTCCAGCTTAATATCAAACGAATCAAAATAATCTCCTATAAATATCACTCTATCAGGCTGCTCTATGTGTGTAATGAGCTTCCAAAATGATGTTCCGTGTGTGTCTCCTAATATTAATGTCTTCATAATCAATGTTTTAAAAAGGAGCAGCCTGTATTTCAAGACTGCTCCAGAGCTACAACTAGTAACCCAACCCTTCGAGTTCATATGCACTAGCCTCAACGATAACACTACCGTGAGACACTGTGTACATAAATATTATTTGCATGTGATTGGCAAGCTTTTGAAACAGCTTGAACTCTGTGGGCGTGAATGTTAACCTTTTCATTTGATTTGTATTGAAGGGGTGAATAAACTATTTAAGGACGATTTGCTTTGCGAACAACCTGTTCCCAGGATGATCTACCCTTGCAGCCATAGCCTGTTGTCCTACAACTTTGCAACATAAATATAGCAATAAATGCTATAACAGCAAACACTGTTGTAGAACCTTTTTTCTTTCTCTTAAAGAGAGATCTAAATGGATAACCCATTGTTTCTAGAAAGTCTCTATATAACTGACGTACAGGACTAAAATCAAACTCCCACAGGCAATATATAGCCATGAATGGGACAATAATAATAAACGCTACTATCATGAGTAGCATACGAAGGATGTGCTTCATACGATTGTAATTGATTGTTAATGAATGAATAAGAAAAAAGGGGACAGTGTAGACACACATCCCCGTATGATTGCTTGCCATAATATCATAAATGTTCTGGAATAATGGGCATTTGTCTAATTACCCACCACTCACTGCCATCATATTCAGCTCTATCAGCCCATGTGCCATTTGTAAACCATATTGTACCAAACAACACCTGACCACCATACCCATCATCATATATAAAGTCTAATGCCTGTAAGAAGGCTTCCCAATCATCCTCTCTATAATGACGCCTAAGACTAATCTTCTTAAGTGGCTCATCCCAATCATATTCATATTCTATATATGCACATAGAACATTTCTTTCTCCTATTAGAGAGAGTATTTCTTGTTTAGCACTTACCATGGCTGAACGTATTAAATTGTTAATTAATGCTATATATATTCTCTAATGTACTGATTTACCCTATCACTGTTTTTACCCTTATAACCTGCCATGGGTCACACACCATCTCTCTAACTTACACAAAATCAATGAGTTATGAGCTCTAGTTTCCCATTAGCCCACCCTAATGAATGTAATTCCCACCCTATATATAAGAAAGAGAGCCCCGAAGGGCTCTCGTCTTATTAGAATGCAATTAGTTCTTCTGCATTGAAGGTGCTAACAGGCTCGTAAGTTGGGATGCTATCACCCACTTCAACAGCT